AAAAGTAAAGCTAGGGTGCTAATCCAATTGATCACACCCTGCTCTACTAAGAAAAATTTAAGAAGTTAATAACATAAAGTTATTAGCACCTTGAGTAATTAAACATCTTTCTGATAGGTAGTGAACCTCCATTGCGTCTAAATCTGAAGTGAAGTTTCCTCCAACTGATCCAGTTGTCCAAGATTTCATTTTTCTATCATCTGATTGTGAAGCTCTATATCTTACGTGTAAGAAAGGTCTTTTAATGTTTTTACCAAGAATTTGGTCATAAACAGTAGATGTACCAGCTGGCACAATTATACCTCTTACGTCGTTTTCAATAATACCTCTTGTTGACCCATCGTTTAAGTATTTCCAGTCAGTTTTGTAGAAGTCATAAGAACCTCTTCTAAAACCAGAAAAACCTAAGTTAAGCGCCATATCCTCACTGTTAGAAAATACACCGTAAGATGTACCACCTGCACCGTAAGAATTTTGTGTTGCTAGCATATCATCAATCGCTAGAGATACGTCTCTATTAATGAATAACATGTTTTCTTCGATTGCACCTTGAGCATCAAATTTCTTAAGAATGTTATCAAACGAACCTAAGTCATCTGTTGGCGATGTTCCAGCGATACCAGTTGTAATGTGACCTCTTGCAGTTACTGCTGCAAAAAGACCTTCTGTACCTGCAGTGTCATCAGATCCAGCAGTACCTAGTTGTGAGTCAACACCACCAGCTGCTTTTGCTAATTCACCTTCAATCATTGCCATTTCAAGGTTATCCTCGAATCTTTGTCTTGTGTCACCTTCAGCTTTTAAGTACCATAAGTAACCTGACTGTCCTTGTTCTCCTGTTACTTCAACCCATCCAATTTGAGAAGAATCAGATCCTGAAACTTCATACTTATCTTTAATGATAATTGGCTTGTTAGTTAAAGAAGCAAAAGATGGTTGTACCGCGTTTGTCATTCCTGATGTTCCCTTTTTAAATTCAGAACCATACACGAATAAATCACAAGTTGCTGTACCATCGTCATCTGTTGTTACGAAACCAGACACAGCTCCTACTGTAGCACCTCCTGTATAAGGAATTGCTGTTAGAGTTGTGTTGTCCGCTGCTACTGCAGAAACATACGCTTTAATTACTGTAGGAGAAGTTTGGTTATCGCTAAGTACGATAGTTTGTCCAACTCTTACTGCGTGAGTTCCTGAAGATGCAATTGTAATTACACCGGTGTTAGCTACTGCTGCACCTTTGTAGTGTAAGTGTAGTCTACCTTGCTCAGACCAAACTACTTGGTCAGAAGTCATAGGCATTTCAGCGCTTACCATTCTTAAGAAAGAAGCTATAGATCTGTTTCCAAATACTTCTACTTCTTGCTCATATAAGTCTGGTAAATACTGCTGAGACCAATCGTTAGAACCACCTGTAAATGATAGGTAGTTAGACGATAATGTCTGTTTAGCTGGTGCTGGCGTTGAGTTCAACGAGCTTCCAGCTGATGGAGTTATTGCTGCCATTTTATATTTATATTTAAATTATTATTATTTTTTTAACTTAATACGTAGCTTTGAGCTATCGTCTCCTGATATTGCTCTTACTTTTATTCCTCCTGATTCAACATAACCGGTACTAGTCTGTCTTGGGTCCATATTTATATTTTTGGACTCTGCTGAGATTTCCTTTACGGCTTCTGTTTTACCAAGCTGATAAAAATGATTTGCAATGCTATCAGCGTTTTTTGCGGCAAATAATGCTTTATGATAACCATACCCATCTTTTAATGTATTTTTATCATCTAGGTAACTACCTAAAACGTTCATTACATTGCTTTGAGTATCTTTAATTTTATTTACATCTTTTAGTTTAAACCTATATTTTTTATCTTCAATGTTGAAATCAAAACCTTTGAATTCTTGATTAAAAACTTCATTTGTTTTTTGGTTAAACGTATTTGTCGCTTTTTCTTGTTGGTGAGCAATTTCTTGTTGCTCAGTATTGTATCTATTAAAAAAGTTAACAGCTTTTTGCTGCTCCGCACTTAAAGCGCCTGTAGTTTTAACTTCTTTATAGTATTTTTCTTTTTGGCCTTCTAAATGATTTTTAGCATTTGCTAATTCTTCTTTAAAAGCTAATTGCTTTCTTTTTATTTCAATAGGATCATCTAATTCTTCATTAAAAGAAAAGTTATCTTCAATTAAAAAATTTACTTCCTCCGTATTTAAATGAGGCTTTGTATTGTTATAATACTCTTTAAGTAAATTGTTTTCGTCTAATTCTGAATAATTTTTATTTAATTTAATATAATCTTCCATAGAGCCTCCAGTTTCATTCATAAAATTAACTAGCTCTGTTACTCCATCAGGTATATTAAATTCCGGTTGAGCCTCTTCTTTTTTTTGTACAATAGGCTCTTCTTTTTTTATTTCAGTCTTTGGTTGTTCTTCCTGCGAAACTTCTTCAATTATCGTTTCTTTTTCTTCTTCGCTTTGTTCGGTAGACTTTTCAAGCTGCGTTTCGTTTTTTTCTTGAACTTTTTCGCTAGCGCTGGATTCGTCGCGTACAAGAACCTCATCTGTGCTTTGCTCTTGAATGGCATCTTTTTCTTTTTTAGGTTTTCTTAAATCTACTTTGGTAACCGTTTCGGTTCCAGTATCAAGCCCCATTTTTTTAAGAACTTTAGTTTCTTTTTCAGCTGTAGACGGATTTTCATCTTCTACAACCTTTGCTTTTATTTCTTCTGACATAATATAATATAATTGTTTTTATTCTTTTTATAAAGGTAAGAATAATTAACCTTATGCTCCTTGATATGCAACAATAGTTCCAGAGTTTACATCAATTTCAGTCCAACGACCATAAATTGTTACTCCTTTTGGGAATGTTACACTGTCAACGACTAAGCCTGCAGCTCCTGCCCCAATGCCTTCTGTGTTAACATAAGTTGTTGCACTTTCTGCAACCAACCCGCTTGCGCTATCAAAAACCGTATCAGATAACATTGTTATTGCTACCCAAACATTTCCCGATGTTGGTGTTATTGCAGCAGAACTAGCTGTTGTGTATGCTGACCCGTTTATACTACCGGTCCAATCGTTTTTTACTACTTTACCCATTTTTTTATTATTTAATTATTATTTAGGATCAAATTGTTCTAATCCAAACCCACCTAAAGTATCAAATCCAGCGGATTCAAAGTTTTTTGGCGGTGTATTATTTTTTCTTTGTTCTATTAATTCAGACTGCTGAGAAGCTTGTATTTTTGTTCTATCATCTTTTCTATCTTCACGATACTTATCTTTATCATTAATCACTCGTAAATCCATTTCTTTAAGCTTTACGTTTAATTGAAACTCGTGCAACATAAGTTCTTTTTTAATAGCTGCTTCTCTTTCTAATTTTTTAATATCAAATTCTGTTTGAGCTTGTGATAATTTTACTTTGTTTTCTGTAGAAGATTGATTTTTTTGTATATCTACTGACGCGGCTGCTTGAGCTGCTTCTGCATTAGATTTAGATTGTAGCTCTATATTTCTTCTAGCAATAGCTTGATCTTGTTCTAATTTTTTTCTTCGTCTTAATTTTAATAATTGATTAGCTAGTTTTAAATTTTTAACTTCCCTTATATCTATAGCATCTTCTAAATTTATTTGATCTTTAGATAAGGTCATTTGAATATTATTTTCTAATAATTGTTTTTCTTCTTCATCCGGAGATAATTCTAAAAATACTCCAAAATCATGCAAGTGAAGTTCTGATACTTCTTCTAAATTTGCAACATTAAATCTTCCTAAAGAATTTACAAATTGATTATTAGTGTTCGCATATTCTAAAACATCTGAAACTCTTAAACTTACAGCTTCTGCGGTTTTTAAAGTAAGGTATAACCCTGACTGCAATACATGGCGTGTTGCTGTATTTGAATTTGCAGCAGCTAATTTTTGTAATCCAACTAATGCATTTTTATCAGGAACTGACCCATCTCTTGCTTCATTCAATCCTGTAACATCTCGCATATTTTGCAAATAATAATTATAAGCAGTAATTAAAGATGATATTTTTCCTCCACCATTTCCGCTTTGTAATTCTTGTATAGGCACTCTACCATTATTAAACTCTCCATCTTGTGTCATTGATCTTCCAATAACAGACCCTGTTTGAAAAAACATATTTA